TATCGCACTGCTGACAAGTTCAATCAGTCGCGTGCCCAACGTTCCAAGTGCGCCAATTATGCCGTTGAGGATCGAAGCACCGAGACCAATCCAGTCAACATTAGCAAGACTTTCAATCAGTCCGGCGCCGAAGTCGATCAGGCTGCCCATCATCTGCGGAAGATTCGTTGCAATCCCACGGATTGCATTTTCAATCCACCCCAACAGCTTCTGGCCGATGTCCCCAGCGCTTGACAGCATTTGGTCAAAACTGGCCGAAATGTCCCCGCCCTGGAACAGCGTTGTCATAAAGTTCTTTGCGCTTTCCTTCAGACGGTTCATGCTGTTGCCAAATGTGTCGGCCATTTTCCCGTAGGCTTCGCCAACAACATCAGCCTCTGTTCCCATGGCCTCCAGGTTCCGGTTGAAGGTGTCCACGTCTCCGGCTATCAGCATCGCTGCGTTGCCGGCTTCCACGGATCCCCACAGGTCAACCATGCTGACGCCGGTTTGGTCCGCGTAGGTCTGCATCAGTCCGAACACGTCGCCCAATGTAGCACCGGCGGCCTGTGCTTCCTTGAAGCCCATGCCGGCATACTTTGTGCCTTTTGCAGCCGCCCTGAAGGCCTTGTCCGCTTTCGTCCCGCTCTTGCCTAGCTCTGTCATGGCAGAGCGCAGCTGGGTTGTCGCCTGTGCAGTCGGAACGCCGGATGCCGTCATCTGAGCCAGTGCGGCGCCGACCTGGTCAAAGGTCACGCCCATTGCTGCCGCTGTCGGTGTCACGTTTGCCAGGCTGGCACCCAGCTCGCCAACCGTCGTAATACCAAGGTTTTGCGTTTGGATCAGGACCTTCTGCACGGCGTCCATGTCCATTAGCTCGCCGCTGAGCATCTTTGCGTCCGACCCGTAGGCATTCATGGTCTTTGCCGTCGCGCTCAGTGCCGTATCTACATCTGTAAAGCCAGCCTGTGCCAACCGTGCGGAGCTCTCCAGCATCGCTCCGAGGTTTTCCATCGGTACTGATGCGGATTCCGCGCTGTAAGCTGCTTCGGCCAGCGTGGTTGCACTCATCCCATAGGCGCCGGACAGTTCAAGGACCTTACCCTTCAGGGCGTCAAATTCATCCGCAGATCCCGTGAACAGCGTAGATGCTTTGGCCATCGCGGTCTCGAACTCGCTGGCACCGCTGATAGCATCGCTAAGCACCTTGCCGATTCCGAGTCCGACAACAGCTTTTTTAATCGAAGCCCCCAGGCCGGACGAAAACAGCCCGCCGCTTTTCTTTCCTGCAGACGCAGCTTCACCGCTCAGTACGTTTGTGATCGATCCCTGGATCCCCTCCGCGGACGGGATGATCTGCACATACGCTTTCGCGAGCTCTGTTGCCATTAATTTACACCCCTTTTGTTCAGCGCCCGTTGTCTGGCGGCCTCAAATTCTTCAGGCGAATTGTACACGCCCCAATCACGTTCTTTTTCATCCTTGCCCATGTCCGTCCCGAGCAGCTTCTGCAAGATGCTCTCCGGCTTGTTCCTGCCTTTTTGACAATCAACTGTTTTCGACCATACAAGCAGGCTCAGGCGATCAACCGCTGCCGCCAGCAGTGCGGTTTCCGTCGGCACGCTCCGTCCGGTAATCAGCATTTTTATCCGGCTGTCGTCGCGCAAACCGGAAGAGAGCGCTGCCACTGTTGTCAATGGCAGCGCCCTCCAGTCCAGTACACCGTATGTCTCAGCCAGATCGCAAATCAGCGCGGATTCGCTTTCCCGGAGCATCCCGGCAAGGATCAGGAGTTTTTTCCTTTTTCTCCCAGCTTGTCGAAGATTTCCTTCATGGCTTCCACCACTTTGGAGACAGAGGTTACCCCGTCCACGCGGAGGTGGTCATACAGTTTTTTCTTTTCATCCTTTTCCAGGATCATGTTGATAACTTTGCTGATCGCGTAGCCGTTGCCCTCGTTCAGTTCAACCAGGGCATCCAACAGCTCCATGTTATCCATGACGTCCTCGCGGACGCTCAGCTGCAGACCGTTGTCGAGATGGATCTTCTTCATTTTGTTTATTCCTCCTTAATTCGTGGTTCATTCAGCAGTGCTCAAGGACATGTACTCATAGTGAGTGTTCCCGGCGGCGTCGGCCTTGCCGTTGATGGTGATGTCGTACCCGACACCCTCGTCGTCCTTGTAGACAATCTCGCCGATCTCGGTGATCTTGCCCTTCGGGATCACGATCCGCTTCGGGTTGTCCCCGCGCATGACCATGTCGATGACCCAGCAGCAGTCAGGCTGGACGTCGCTGTTGCTCGCGATAGCAATCTTCTTGCTGCCGGTGGCATCGGTCACGGTGACGTTGTCGTCAACGTAAACGGCCTTCAGCACGTCCTCGTTCATGACTTCCAGCAGCTTGAACTGGAAAGAATCGGTGCGGGTGTCGTCCGTGATCAGCACGGTGTCACCGCCCCACGCCTTGATGCCGTCGTCGCTGTTGGACATGTTGTGCCGGACGCCGTCGTCAGACACGTAGCCCAGGCACTTGAACCCGGTTCCGAGGGCGGTCGTCGCATCGGTCGGGATCTCAAGGCCGTCAGCAAGCAGGGCGCGGTAAATGGATCCGCTGATCTTCGGCTTACCAAAGGTAACGTTGTTAACAGTGTTTGCCATTGTTATTCTCCTTCCACGTAATAAATGTCGAACACCGCCTGGTAGCGGTATTCGCGTGTTTCTGAATCTGTGAAATTGTAGGCGGAATTCAGCTTGCAGCTGCTGATATCCGCACACTTTGTGATGTTCCTCATGGCGGCCTCAGCAGCCTTGCTCATCTGGGCCGCCTCCAGCAGTGAATTCTTGGAAATGGACTGCACCGCAATGGTGGCCATCTGGATGTGGTTTGATTCACCTGCGGCGGTTTTTTCGATGATGTAATACACATCCGGCGGATTGTTCGGCCTTTCTGCGAAAATATCCGTAGATCCCAGCTCCTGACTCAGGTATCCGATTACAGTCGCTTCAATCAATGTGATCATCATCTCACCGCCTTCAACAGCGTATTGTTTTTCATATTGTCTCGCTTAGCTTCGTCCGTAGCCGCGTAAACAGAGGCATTGACGCGTGTCCGGCCGGTGTATGTCGTTACGATATATCCGTCTCCGGCACGCGCCGCAATGCCGTTTGCATGGCTTGCACAAATGCCCATCATTTCGCCGCTCTGGAGAAGTTCCCGAACGCCATCGCTGTTCAGCTCTACCCGGATTTTACCCGACACGTTCCACCAACACCTTCCTGTTCCAGTCCAGTGGGATCATGTCCTCAATCCCGATGGTGCTGAAACCGATCGTCTTCCAGCGAACGCCGAAAAATTCGACCTCCGCGTCTTCCCATGTGTTCGTGTCCCCTTTCGGGATTGCGAGCTGATACTTTACCTTCTTGCCGTTCAGGCTCAGTTCGCTGATAATTTCGTCCCCGGTCTGGCTCAGCGGAGCAACAAGCACATTGTCAACCGGTGTTATCACATCGGTTACAATATCACGGTTGAACGCGTCCTTCCCTGTAACCTGTTTGGTAATCAGGTTAATGGTTATCCCCTTCAGCAGGCACGCCATAGAACTCAATCACTCCAATCCGCTGCCGTCTCAGTCCAAGCCTTGCAAGCTCGCTTTTCTTGATGAAAAGTCCGCCGCCCGGGACCAGATATGTCCCGCTCACGCTGTACCCAAGCGCCGCCTGGGAAAACTGTGATACAGGCTCCTGATTCGTGCTGGTCATCAGGGTCCGCGCTACCACATCCACGGTCACGGACTTGGCGACAGCCTCCAGATCCGGATCGTCCGCTACCATTTCGTCCAGATTCTTGCCGACCTTCGCGGCTTCAATCCTCAGACTGGAACAGATCACAGGAATCAGGTCCTCTGCGCGGCTCTGTTCCGCGGCGGAGAGCGTACGCCAGAGATCCTGTACATCCTGCACGGTCGCGTAGTTTGCCATCAGGCATCAGCTCCTTTTCTGGGCGGGTTTCTTCGCCTTCGCGGGTGCTTTCTCTGCCTTCGGTTCAGCCTTCGGTTCGGCTTCCTTCGCTTCCGTAACTTCTTCCCAGTCAGGTCCCTCAATGCGGCAGGGGACGTCCAAGACGACCCCTGTCCGCGTATTCAGGAATTTCATCAGGTCGTCGCGATCGTCGCGAAGGCGGTGGCATCCAGGATGCCCCAGCCGATATAGGCTTCGCCGCGGAGATAGACCTGGTTGTGACCCTTCAGGTCGCCGGCAGTCGCGTCATTGTCGGGGTTGCCGTACTGGATGACTTCCATCGGCAGCTCCTTCGCGATGCCCCACTTGAAGTAATTGGCGAAGTCGCCGATCACGGCGCGGGTCTTCGCGCTGTTGTATTCCACGGTGGGTCCGTTGAACTCAGTCCGCAGGCCGTTCAGGCTGCTGGGCCGTCCGCCCCAGGCGAGTTCGGGGAACACAGGCCGGGTGTCGCTGTCAACCATGGCAGCCAGGGCGGCACGGATCGTGGAGCCCATCACGGCGCCGGAGGCTTCATGATCATACGCATTGATGCCGGCGATCGCGGCGTCCACATTCTGGTAAGCGGTGGAGCTGGATCCCAGGTAGGTGATCTTGGTGCCGGCCGCATAGTCGAAATAGTTATTGCCGATCGTTCCGCTGGCAGCCAGGCCGGTCCGCGGATTCACGCCGTGCATGGCCATGATGTCGAAACCCTTGGCCAGTTTCACAGCCCACCCCTCAGAGAAGGCACGCAGGATATCCAGGGCAACTTCTTCGGAGCCGTACAGGAATTCATCGGAAACACGCATGCCGTACTCAACCTTGATGGGCTGAATTGTCACGGCACCAACCTGGCCGCCGCCGGCAGACTTCGCGCCGGCTTCAGCGACGACGTCGATTTCGTTGTCCATGTTGAAGGTGAAGGTTTTGGAGCCGTTGAAGGGAATGGGGCTCTGTCCGCACAGGGCAGCCAGGGCGCTCTTGCCTTTGACCATGTTCATCAGGCCGGCAACGACCTCCTGGGGGAAAAGGGATCCGCGAGCAATCGCATTCGCAGTATTCGGAAGACTCATTTGTGTTTACCTCCTAATTATGATTCAGATTCGTCTGTTTTTAATCTTCTTGTCTGACCTTCTTCAGCAGGTCTTTCAGGGCTGCGTCCTTTCCGTCGTTCGCGCCTTCTCCGCTGGGCCTGTACATCGGGGCCGGCGCCTGCTGGCTTTTCAGCAGCTTCGCCAGGTTCTCCGCATCCGCCCGCATGGCGTCTTCGTCCGCTCCGGAAAGACGGTCAGCAAGCTCGGCCGGAAGTCCAGCTTCCCGGGCAATTCGCGTTTTTACCGAGGCGGTCTCGTACTCCCGGACTTTTGCTTCCAGCTCTGTGATCCTGCCGGTCTGGCCGTTCAGGGTTTCGATCTGCTTGTTCAGATCTGCAATGGTAGACTCAAATCCGGTGATCTTTTCATCTCTCTCCGTGATCTGGGCCTGGAATTTGCCGGTAATCGTGTCCCGCTCCCGCTGCAGCCTGGATGCGAGCACTCTGTCCAGCTCTTCCTGTGTGTTGATCGGTGTGAATTCTCCCATATTGTGCCTCCTCCCACTTACCCGGTGGTATCGGTAGATATTTACTGACGCCTAAATGACGTTAGTAGCTGATTTTTTGCCGTGTTACCGTTGCCTTGGTCTTTTGCCCGCAGATCCACTGCGCCAGGATCATGCTGTCCATCAGCGCAATGTCGTATGCCTCATTGATTGACTTGTACCCGAAGCCTCCGTTACTGCCGATCTGTCGCTTTTCACAGTTCGTGACGCTGTTTACCATGGACGGCTGCCCCATGTGGCAGATCTCTTTCGCCGCCAGCCGCTCCTCAAAGGATGCGTTGGCCTTGATGATGTCTACGACCTTCGGCAGCAGCACCTTGTACAGCCTCGCGTCATGCATGGCTTCCTTCAGCAGGTGCTGGCCACTCGCTCCGTCGATCACAACCGTCGCGTATTCGATCCGGCGAAGGAATGCAACAATCCAGTCCGTCCCGTCCCGAAACGGCCTGCAGTCAATGCCCTCGACGAAGATCTTGCCGTCCGCCGTTCGGATCGCGATGCTCATAGCAACAGAATCGGTTTTGCTGTACTTGATGCCAACAAAAATCGAACTCCGAAGCTCAGGTTTATCCTGGCATTGGAGTTCGTCCCATTCTGCGCGGCTGACCGCGCTCTTGAGGTTGTAGCGGATCCAGTAGCCCAGGCGCTGGATGTTAAAGTCCAGTTCATTGCCGCCGATCTCCGCCTTCACGGCGCGTTCCGTCAGGATGGAGCCCAGGCTTGGGTTGCATTCATACCAGGCGTCAATATCCGTCTGTTTGTGGATTTCGTCCACGGACCATTCAGCCCAGCCTGTGTCTTCCATCCCGTCCGTCAGGATCGTGTCACGCATGTGCATGAACACGGTCCCGCTGGATTCGGTTGTCGGTGGCGTCCCGCAAAACAGCGTCTGCGGGTTTGGCGCGGCAGATACAACGTATTTGAGGCTTGTTTCCTGGTCTTCAGTGTACTCCTGGGCCTCGTCAATGATCATCAGGTCAAAGCCTTCGCCCAGGCCGCCCTTGCTTGTCCTTGTTCGGAAATGGATCGTTCCACCGGTTTCCTTGCACCGGATGGTCTCCTGCCCAAGGGCTCCTGAGTCCTTGTGGACGATTTCGGCATCGTCCAGCAGCTGTTTCAGACGTTCCCATGCGGATCGGCTTGTGGTGGTCCGGTGGGCCGTGTGCAGGATGTTCTCTCCATGCATCAGCCCCCAGAGTTCGCGGATAGCCACGACCTCATTCTTTCCGTTCCGGCGCGGCACAGCGTACCCGTACTTGCTGTGGGTCCATAGCCCGTCAGCGTTCTGCGCCATGATGTCCCGAAGCAGATTGACCTGCCATTCCTGCGCCGTCCGGTCCGTTTTCTGGTACAAATCCACGGCTTCCTGACCAAGGGGGTTGTTATACGGCAAAGCCACGCGGG